GGTGTTCGCACGAACCAGGATGTTCAGAATCGCCGCCGGGGTCATGACCTACCGGCCCCCGAACGCAAAAACGGCAGGGGCGCACCGTGGCGCCCCTGCCGTCTTGATGCCCGGCGGGATAGTCACCGCCTGCTCCGCGCCTTCTCGGCCTCGGCCGCGGCCTCGGCGTCCTGCGTGATGGCACGCTGGCGAAAGAACGCCGGCCAGACCACGTTGAGCTCGCGGTTGCTCATCCGCTGACCCATCTCACTGATCGGCATACCCATCTCCAGTGCCAACTCGCAGACGAACAAGGGATCAGCTATCCCCAGCGGGAGATCCATCTCCCACGTCTTGCCGTCCCTCGCTCCCTGCGCCAGCCGGAAACGTCGCCTGCGCCTGCTCGATCGCCTCCTTGTCGACCCCCGACAGCTCGTCGATCTTCGCGACGACCTTCTTGAACGCCGGGCCGTACTTCTTGGCGATCTCCTCGGCCTGCTTCTCAGTGAACGTCGGCTCGACGCAACCCTGCGCGAACTGGATGATCTCCATCCGCGCCTGGTCGATCGTCGCCATCTGCTCATTGCGCCGACCCGTGACCAGCTTCAGCGCCTCAGACGACGCTTGGTTGGAGTACGCGGCCGGCAGGCCACGCACGAGGACGGACTGGCCGACGACGGGAACGTCCTCGACCTCCGCCGTCTCGAGATCGCCCGGCCCGGTAAGCCAGGAATCGACAGTAGACCGCGACATGGGCGGCTCCTTTTCTGCCGCCCCTTGGGCGGCTTCGGTGATTGGGGTGCTGCGAGGAAGCGGCTAGGGCGCGCTTACGCCGTGCCACGAGTCAGGCCAGCGGTGCCGGCATTTCTGATGTTGACGTCCGTCGTGGAGGCGTCTCCGATACCACCCGCGATCGGGTTGTACGAGAACAGCCTGCCCACCATCGAGTACACCGGGTTGGTGTCCGAAGTGATGGCGTCGTCGGCCTTGACCGACACCGTGAACGTGCCACCCGACTGAGACAACGGCCACAGGACACTGTCGACGCTCGAAGCGGCGAAGTCCTGGAACACCGCGAGGGTGATGGTCGCGTCGCCGAGACCCTGCCCGAACTCCTTGTAGGTGGAGCCGAAGCCGGTGAGGTCGACCTCGTCGAACGAGGTCTCGATGGTCGCGGACGAACAGTGATCGGACAGGTCGGTTCCATCGACCGTCACGACCGAATCTCTCAAAACGAACTTTGCCATGGGTTACTCCTTGGGTGAAGGGGTTTGTGGTGCGGTGGCGGGGCGGTCACCGCTTGGCGACCCCTCCTGCTGCGACTGGCCCTTGGCGCGGTCGCGGACGATTGACCCGCGCGCAATCGCTCGGGCCTCCTGATCGGGTGCCAGGTCGGCGCGAAAGGTCTCCCCCGGCTCGTGTCCGAGGTAGGCCGAAGCGCCGCTGACGCGGTACCTCTTGCTCATGGATCTCCTCCTTGGAGACGGTTGGTCAGGAAGTGCGCTCGACGCGCAGGCGGTAGATCGAGCCTGCGTGGCGGTACTGGCGGCCCTCGACGGTCTCGACGTACTCGACGTCGGACTGGTGGGATGCATCAACCAGCCGGCAACCGGCGATGGTCAGCGTTCCCCTGTCGAGCAGCGTGTCGATACGGTCAGCGATGCGATCGACGGGATTCGACGTGCCGTCTTGGCAGACGCCCTTGACGAGCCACGGCGCGTCGCGCCAGGCCTCGCCGCCGAACGTCTCCTCTTTGCGGCCGCCCTGGCGATGGAGGACGACCAGCGGATATATGGCCTCCTCGGGCGCGACCGCGTGGTAGACCGCCGTGGCGCCGGACAGCAGTGCGGCGAGGGTGGCGTCGCCGCTCAGCTTGGCGTACAGCGCCTTGCGGATCGCTTCGTTCACAACGTCCTCAGCACGCCCTCGACGAGCAGCTCGCACTCGCGAAGGTTGTCGTCGGCGGCCGGGACCAGGAACGGGCGGGGCGCCATCTTCGCGCTCCCGAACTCCAGAATATGGCCGTAGAAGGTGTCCTCCCGGCCGGCGACCACGGCGTACTCGGCGGGTCCGGTTCGCTGGACGTGGATGTCCTCAGAGATGTGATGCGGGTCCGGGCCGCGGGCGACGCGCTCGCCGGCATCCTCAGCGATCAACTGGGCACCCGCCTTGACGGCTCGGGCGACCTTCGGCCGGAGGCTGGCGGCGATCTGCGGGAGGCGGCTTTGGAGTGTTGCGGGCATCAGGTCACCTCCGTGACTTCGAGCCGGCGAGTCAACTCCCAGGTGCGAGGGGCCTTGATCGCCGCGACCTCGTAGGTCGTGCCGGCAACCACGATCCGCGACTCGCGGTCGATCTCGGTCTCGGCGGGCAGCGTCACGACCCAGTTGGCGTTCGGGGTGATGCGCTCACCGACCTCCGGCTCGGGCACCTCGAGCGGCGGCATCGGGGAGATGTGGCACGGGACGGTCCCTGCCGCTGTCCACGTCGTCGTTCCGCCCCCTCCCCCGTCAGAAACCCACCCTTGAGCCTGGATGACCGCGGTGCTGTCGAAGGTCGTCTCGGCCGTCTCCCGCATCGACGTGATCTCGCCGTCTGTCAGCATCGCTCCTCCACCTGCCCCCAAAACAGTCCGGCCGCGTCCTCCAACGCCGCCGGGTCGTTTTCGATCCAGTGCAGCGCCCCAACGTTGCGATTTACCGTCAACTTGAGTCCCGCAGCCCACGCTTCGACCACGGTCCGGTCGAACGACCCCGCCATCTGCGGCAACTTCACCAACCGCTCATAGCGAGCGAGAACGGCGGGCAGATCATCTTGGGACACACGCCCCTTAGGCCGAACCCGCTCCGAAGGCTGGGGTCGGTAGGGGCCGTCACCGTAGAAGTCGACTGGCCCGTGTTCGGCCGCCCACTCGACTGCCGCGTCCACACCACTCCACCAACACGCCATCGACCCGACGTAGCACGCCCCGACACCGCCGCTACGGCGAGCGGCGCGGAACCGATCGAGGTTGACCGGCGACGGACAAATCACATGCGGCGCCGCGAACGGGTAGGCGAAACGGTCGACGTGCAGCGGCGACAAGAACACCAGCAGCGACGCCCGGTCCAACAACCAGGCTCGTAGCTCGGGCGGCGTATGCGGCATCCAATCGGCGATGCGCGCCACCACCGGGCCTGATCGGAGGGCGGCAGTATCAGCCAAGGAGTACGTGACGACGTTCCCCGCGATATACAGATCTAGGCCGCTGGGTACATGCCCCGGCAGGCAGTCGACCGACTCGACGTGAGGCGGCGCGGCACGACGAATGGACGCTAGAGAGATCTCCGCGCCACCAGGAACCTCGACCGGGTCGACAAGCCATCCGACCTTCACGCCGGAGCCCTGGGCTCGGTCGAATCGTAGGCCGGCGGGAACGGCGGGAAGTCCAACGCGCGCCGACGCCGGCTCCGGTCGGGCTCCGCCACACCCGCCAAATCCCGCAACGCGTCGAGGCTATCGCGCCGGTAGTAGCGAGCCATGGTTCCGTCCTGCGCGAGTACATCTGGGACCGCCCCCCCCCACCCCGCCCAGTAAGAGATGCGGTCTAGCTCGCGGTGAAACATGTTCGCCGCCACCGCCTGGGCGCGGTCATACAGGCTGCGGCCGGTGTCAGCGGGCTCTATCGCCAGCCAGTCGCGGGCGATGATCGGCCCGGTGTCGATCCCCTCGTCCACATAGTGGAGGGAAACCCCGTACTGGCGGTCGCCGTTGATGATCGCGTGGGCATAGCTGTTGCATCCCCGGTAGAACGGCAGCGGAGCCGGGTGGAGGTTCACGATCCCGAGCCCGCACTGGCCGATCTCGTCGGCGGTGAAGATGTGAGAGGTGCAAACCGCAACGCACAGGTCCACGCCGCCAGACGTCAACAGGTCTGCCAGCATCGCCTCGGAGAGGATCGGGACACCCATGCGACGGCAGGGGGCGAAGCAGTCGGTCGGCTCCCACCCCCGACCCTTTAGGAAGGCGCCAGCCACCTCGATGTCGCGGCGGGCTACTAGCTCCTCGAGGCATCGCAACCCCAGCCAGCGACTGCCCGCGAATGCGACCCTTACAACCACGGTCGCTCCTCGTAGAGCGCCTCGACAGCATCGACATGTCGGGCGCGGTAGCGGGTCCGCAACGTGTCGAACGGATCGCAGTACTCCTCCCCGGGCCACGCACGTAACAGCTCGTCGTAGGACACGATCTGAGGGCGGGACTTGAACCCGACCAGCGCGAGCGGGTCCGGCTCCATCCACTCCCACGCCGACCCGCCTCTCGCAAGATTGCGGAACAAGCTCGTGTCGATCCCTTTGGGCAGCCCATCATCGATCGGGCGACCCTTGTAGCGGTCGAGTCGCGACCGATGGACCACAAACGGGCCGGTGCCGTAGTCACCACCAATGTCCATCGCGAACAGACGGGCTCCGTCCTGGTCCACGACCGCGTAACGCGGCGAGGTGTAGAGCAGATGCGACTCGAAGTCGTGCCGGTAGTAGTCGGCCAGAATCCAGCCGTCGGACCCGATGTGCGACACCCACTCCGCCCCCTGCCGGTAGGCGTACTCCCAGCCCGCGTTGAACTTCGCGCCAAGTGGCGTGTTCGGACATTCGACGGTGTGGAAGCCGTGCTCTCGGGCGATGTCGAGGTTGTCATCGTCCGCCACGACCACCTGCTCGCACTCGACGCCCGCGGCTCGCAACGAGTCGAGCACGTCGGCACGCTGAGCGAAACAGATGTCAGACAGCGCGAACCGCTGGTAGGCGGGCGAGACCAGCCAGAGCGTCATAACGCCCACCCTCGGCAGCGAGAACACCGCCAGCAATCATGACCCTGACTGTCAGCGTCGCGCCAGTTGTGGCCGACGATGCAGCAGATGACTCGCCCTGCCCACATTGGCGGGTACTCGCGCCATCGGTGCGGGACCTCACGGGTTGTCGGCTTCACGCCGCCGCCTTCAGGGTCGTCGGCTTGCGATCCTCGATCCGCCGCTGCACCTCTTCCAGCGCCGGGAGAAAGTACTGCTTGGCCACGAGGTCAGCGTCGTACTTCGCCGCATGCGCGACCGCCTTCTCAGACAGCTTCGCGTGGTGGGACGCCGGGAGCCGGTAGCACTGCTCCAGCGCGTCGGTGATGTCGGCGATATCCGGCCGTGCCTGCCACGAACGCTGGGCGGTGAACATCTTGTCGTACTCGACCTTCCAGCCGGCACCGCAAACCTCCTGCATCGCGGAGAAGTCCGTGACGATGACGGGCGTCCCGCACGCCTGCGACTCAAGCACGGGGATTCCAAACCCCTCGCCCGCCGACGGATTGAGCAACACGTCCAGCCCCGAGTACACCTTCGCCATCAGCGCCGGGGGGATCGGGTCGAACTGGTAGCGCGCCTGGTCGGTGAAGCAGTAGGACCCCTCGGGCAGCCCGACCGCCTGGATCAGCGCCGGCAGATTCACACCGGACTCCTGGCCGTGGATCTCGGTGTGCAGGTAGAGGACCGCGTCCTTGTGTCGGCGCCGGAGGGCCGCGAACGCGCGGATCGCCTCCTCGAAGCACTTCCTCGACGGGTTGCCCTTGTTCGCGGCGACCATCCCGACGATGAATGCGTCCTCCGGTAGCCCAACCGCCTTGCGCGCCTCGGCCTGGTCGTACGACTTGTAGACGCTGGTGTCGACGCCGTGCGGCAAGTGGATCGGATTGAACTCCGCGAGCTGCTCCATCCCGAACTCCGACATCGCCAACGGGATCGCTCCCGTCTCGCGGAAGAACCGGAGCACGTTGGGCGGGGCTGGGTCGTGGTCGACGGGCACCCAGGCCGCGACGTTCATCGTCGACCAGATCCGGGTGTCGAGCACCCACACGTCCATGAGCGAGAGGACAATCCCGTCGCGAAGGTCGCCGCCGAAGTGGGCGTTGGCGTGGGCCTGGATCAGCTCCGATCCATAAGTACGGCCGAGCCCCGGCATAACGGTGATGTCGCCGAAACGGAGGCGCGCTCCTTCAAGGCCGTAGAAGGCGCTGATCGCGACATCGTGCTCGGCGTTGACCCGTGGGGCCATGAGCGCGGTTTGAGCGCCGTAGCCGGTTGAGGCCCAAGGTGCGTTCGCACCTACGAATGCCAGAGGAGCTTCGACTTCTTTACCTCTGACATTCGGCGACCACCCCCTTCCGCAATTCGGCGTGGACGGTGCCGTGACTAGACATCGTCCCCACCTTGGGTCATCGTCGTGACCATCCACGCCGAGGTGAGCTTGAGCGCCTGCGCCTCAGTGAAGCCCTGCGCTGTGAGTCCCAGGTGGAAGGCGCGAATCGACTGCGCTACGTCAGCCAACCCGGCGAGGGCTTGGTCCATCTCTGCGCGTAGCCGCTCGGCGTCCTCGCTCGGGGGGAGGTCCGGCATGTCGTCGGGATCGTTAGCCATTCGGTGGCTCCCTTCATCGGTGGACTTCTCGGTGGCTGTGCTGCTTCGGCGGCTCGAAGGCCGCAGGGCTACGCCGCCACCGAAAGAAGCGCAGCCCCACGTTTTGTGTGAGCGGTTAGCTCGGCAAATCTGGATCTGTGAAGCCGATCGCCACGCGCCCCCAACGGGAGGACGTGGCGTCGGTCTGATCGAACGGCACGTCGTCGCTATATCCGTCGACCTTGGTCGTCGGGTGGCTGACGATGCCGGTCTCGCGCTGCCGCAGATCGCGGGCGAGTTGGGCGTACTGCTTGGACATCTGCGACCGCTTGAAGCTCTGGCCGTCGGTCTCGAAGTCGTAGGCGCGGCCATAACGGCGAGCGAGCTGCTCACACGCCGCGGCGGCCGCAAGCTGGACGCTCGCGGGGTGGCGGTCGATGTACACCTCAAGCTCGGCGTCGTCGAAGAGGGCCGCGTCCTCGTCGGTGTCGCCGACCTCTAGCCGGACTTGGCTGAGGGTGAGCACCTCGGCATCGGATGCGAGCAGGTCGTAGGTGAAGATGGGTCAGCCCTCCGCATAGGCGAGATCGCCGTGAGGCCGCCTACGCCTCGTAGTAGACGCGGATGTCATCGGTCGCCGTGCCGCCGCCCGCGATGGCGACGTGGAGATTGCCGGTGACGGGGATCGAGCCGTCGTTCGCCGACAGCGCAGACCCGCCCGTCGAGTGCAGCGGCGTGCGGGGCGCGTACGCCCACGGACCGCCCTGGTCGGTGACCGCAAGGACAGTCGCCCCGTCGTCGCGGGTGATCGTGTAGTCGGCGGTGTCACCCACCCCATCCAGCGCGGTGCCGCCGTAGCGGACCTCGAGGATGCGGCCAGCGACGGGGCCTGAAACTGCGGTGCCGGCGGGGCCGGTGACCGGGATATCTACGTGGCGCACCATGGTCAGTCCTCCTTCCAGGGGAGTCGTGGGATCATCACACCTCGCGTACGCGAGGTGCGGCGGAGGGACCGGCGTTCACCTTTGAACGCCAGCCTCTCCATCCTGTCCTCCTTCTGCGCCTCCGAGATCCCTGTATTGGGATACAGGGCCTCGTAGGCGCGGGCCTTGGGACTCTCGTCCACTTAGGCCTTGGTTCCGAACGCCGTCCAGACGACGTTCTTCGCGGCGGTGCCGGCGGTGCCATCGGCACGGACGGTGCGGGCGATGAACGTCGCCGCCCCGGCCGTGTTGACATGTGCCGTCCCGCCGACCGCGATCACGTCCGCGGTGGCGGTGCCTGGCAGGCCGGCGAGCGACACCTGGACACCCGTGATGGTGTCCAGGGTCGTCGCGACCGTCCCGGCCCCGGTGACTGCCGCGACGCCGGACTGGCGCACGACCCCATCGGAGCTGATCTCGTTCGGGAAGTTAGTCACACCCATGTGTGATCACCTCCCCTAGCCGACCGAATGCCCATAGCAGAAGCGGGCATCGTCGTAGCCAAAGCTGTACCGCATGTAGGCACGGTACTTGCGCTGGAGGGTGTCGAAATCCGGCTCGGCCGCGAACTCGAGCGGCACGCGGTCGAACCAGTTCAGGAACTGGCTCATCCGACGACGGTCGACGAGGAACCAGTTGTTCGCATCGGTGAGGTAGTGCCACACCAGGTAGCTGAACCGGTTCGTCGCCGGGTTGATCGCGTTGTTGCCGGACTCGGGATCGAGCTCCGACTGCGCGAGCTGCGCCGCCTGGCTCTCGAGCGCGGGCGGGATGATCAGGAGATCCGGGACCACGTCCATGATGTCGCCGGACGAGTCCTGGAACGCCTGCATCTCGACGCGCGTGTCCTCGAGCGATGCCGACGAGAGAGCGCTTGACCCCTCGTTCGACCACGTGGTCGAGTTGTCCCCCGACAGCGGGTGGTCAGTGTCGCAAAGCGACTCTCCATCCGGTCCCGTATCGGTGAACGCGTTGTTAAACACCGACGCCGCGTCCTTCTCCCGCTTGCGCCATGCGGAGTCGCCCAACTGGTTGGCGTCCCCGAATGCGATCCGGGTGTTGTTGTCGTCGATGAGCTTGCGCTCCACGACGACGCCCTTCGCGAACTCGACGTGGGTGTAGGTCTTCTCAAACCCGCGATCTACGTCGTCGTATCCGACGCGCCGGGACTCCTCGAACTCCTCCCAGCCCTTCGAGCTGAGGGTACCGACGCCGAACGACTTCTCGTCCGCCGTGTCGGAGCCCTGGACGTTGAACAGCGAGCGGATCAGCGACTCTCGCCGCTGGTCGCCGATCGCTCCGAAGCCAAGCCAGAACTGCTTGGCCATCGGCGCGTCGAGGGCGACGAGCTCAGACCAGCGTGCGCTTGTCTCAGGCATTGATCATCACCCCTTTCTAGGCGATCGCCGTGCCGCTCAGGGCATGGCGGTTCGGGTTGACGCGAACGAGGGTCTCCTCGGTTGCGCTGGAGTCGCAGACCACGACGAAGTCCTTGTTGGACGACGTGGTGACGGTCTGTGCCCCGGTGGCCCCGCTGAGGTCGAGTGTCGCCCCGATCTTGCGGGCGTTCGCGTCGACAACGCCATAGACGGCGTCGTCATCGACGATGACCTCTGTCTGGGTTGTGGAGTCGGTGTGCGCCTTGGTCTCGACGCACCCCCCGATGAGTGCCGTGTCTCCGCTTACGGCGAGGTCAGCCTCGCCGGTCTCCACGTTGATGATGTCGCCCTTGGTGAGGGTCTCGTCGTCCTTCGCGTAGAGCTTGCGGATCGTCGGAGCGGACCCCGACTCACGGAACCTGAAAGCGAATCCGGCCATGTGGACGGCTCCTATCTGGGTTCAGTAGAAGGCGGCCATCCGGCCGTCCTTCGAGATTTACGTACCTGTCTTGAGGCCGGCTGCCTGCAGCTCGGCCAGCGATCCGCCCCGCTTGAAGACGGCGTACTCCTCCGGCTCCATGCCGGCTCGCTTTGCGGCCTCAAGCTCCTCGGCTGTGAGGTCCGGCTGTTTGCCGCCCGGATCGGCGCCCTCGCGGGCGTCGGTGCTGGGAGGCGGTGGCTTCTCGGCCTTGCCGCGAAGGTAAGAGTTTTCGGCGAGGAACTTGCCGAGCAGGCTGTCCTCGTCGTCGGGGGTGCCGAGGTTGGTCGGCTCACCCTCGTCGTCGTACTCGACGCCGTCGATGAGCTTCGCCGCCGCCTTGGCGTTGACGAGGCCCAGCTCGGGCTTGGCGAGCTCGGCGATCAGGTTGGCGCTCTTGAGCTTGCGGTCGGCGATGTCCGCCTTCTCGCGCAGCTCCTTGGCCTCCGCCTCGGCGCGCTCCTGCTCAGAAAGCTGGTTGCGCTCGTGCTCCTCCCACTTGTCGGCCTTCTCCTTGGCCTCGCGGGCGGCGTCCTTGGCCTTCCGCTCGGCGTCGCGGGATGCCTCGAGCGCACGCATCGCGCGATCTGGGTCCCACGGCTTGCCGTCTGGCCCGAGCGGCGCGTCACCCGGCTTCGGGTCAGGCGTCGGCTTGGGGTCCGGCGGGGGCGTCGGAACGGGATCGGGCTTTGGGTCCGGCGCCGGATCGGCGACGGGCGTGGGTGTCGGCTCTGGTGTCGGAACCGGGATGGCGGGATCGTCAGGCACTTGCCTGCCTCCTTCTCGCCCCTTGGGCGAGGATCGTGGTGTCGGTGCTAGCGCGAGAGCGCTGGCGCTTGGGTGAGGTAGTCGTCGCCCTGTGCTTGGGCGGAGCTGCCGACGAGGTCGGCGAGCGTCACGGAGCCGGTGCGGATCGCCTCAGCGACCTTCGGGCCGACCGCAGCGTCCTGCTCGTCGTCGCTCATGGCGGCGAAGAGCATCGCCCCGGTGGGGCGAGGGAAGCGGTCGCGGACGCCCCGCACTCGTGGTTCAGAAACGCATCTGCAGTTCGGGTGCTTCGGAAAACTGAAGCCACCATCGGGACCAGTTGCAGATCCCAGACACGCGCCACAGGTTCCGCGAACCGCCCGCTGCCACCCATCGAAACGGTCGTCCTCGTCGATGCCGAGGAGTAGCGCCTGCTGCGCGATGGCGTCGACCGCGAGGCCGGCCATGAGTAGCGCGCGACGCTCGCCGAGTTGTAGTGCCCGGTCGAGCGTCTGCCCCTGCTTCAGCTCCGACTTGACGAGGATCAGCGGCGAGCGCAACGCGACGTCTAGCGGCCGTCCGTCGCGGGCGAGTCCGATCCCGTCACGGGGGACGGATGCTGTGGCGCGCTCGCCCGTCTCTGCCGTGAGGGTCGCGGCCAAGTAGCCGCCCGAGAGCCGGATCGCCTCCGACTGGTTGGCGACGACGAGCGGGACCAGCGAGCCGAGCAGCGTGTCGTACTCACTGTCGAGGTCCGGCCGGTCGCGAGGGATGCGAGACCAGAGCAAGCGGGTCGACGCCTTGACGGTTTGGATCGCGTCTTGGACACCCTCGCGATAGACGTCGGTCAAGCGAAATGCCAGCTCAGTCGCCGGCACGGGCTAGGTCCGTGTACGACGGTTCGCGGGGTTCTGGGCGGGCTGCTCGCCGCCGCCGGCCTCCTCTGACCGTATGGGCGCCTGGGTGGGAATCGTGCCCGCGGGACGATCCTGCATCTCTCGCGCCCGTCGGAGCAGCTCGTCTGAGGCCGTGTCGCCAGAGTCGATCTGCGCCTTGCGCTTCTCGGCCTCCTCGACCGGGTCGAAACCGAGCCGGGAAAGGATGGTGTCGCGCGACACGCCGAGCTGGTCCCAGAGGATCGCGATGTTCGCCTCGTCGACCTGCTGGCGGGTCTCGGCACGCTCCCAGCGCGTGGAGAGCGGGGCCTCCTCGAGCTTGTCGAGCTCCGGCGGATCGCCGTCCTTGCGGAATGCCTTCTCGATCCTGGCACCGATGACGATGGCGTCGACCCAGCGGTGACGCGCCGCGTACTGGCGGCTGACGGTCCTGGTCGTCAGGCCCGACTCCGATGTCTTGAGGCTCTCGCCAGAGGGCAGCGTTCCGCCCGCGAGCATGAGGTGCAGCGGCGTACCCGAGATCGCGGAGACGCGCTGGTACTGGGACTCGATCGACTTGATCGCCTTCTCCGGGTCGGCCGGGTCGAGCTGGCCGAACTTCCCACCTTCGACCTCCGTGGTCCACAGCGACCCCGGATGGCGGACGATGCTGGCAGCCGTGACGCCCGTCCCCCACTGCTGCGGCCACCCCTGCGCGTCCATGACCCAGAACAGGTCGATCAGCGATTTGTTGGTCGCGTCCTGTAGCGGGATCGGGGAGCGCAGCACCGAGCGCCCGTAGTGAGGGTTGGGCTTGTTCGCGAAGTGGATGACCGGGATGCCGATCGGCTCCCCGTCAGGGGTACCGTCCATCGTCCAAAAGACGACGTTGCCCTCGTCGGTGCCGCCCTGGCGGAACGCGCCCCAATGCCCCTCGTTGGACGCCGGGGTCCACCACTTCTCGATCGCGTCGGGCCAGTAGATGTTCATCCGTCGAATGGTCCGACCCTCCGGATTCGACTCCGACTTGCGCTCCGTCGTCCAAACCTTGACGGCGTACATCATGTCGCCCGAGTCGTAGACCGCCTTGACCTGCTGCGGACGGTTCGGAACCAGCCGCGCGCGGCCGTTCTCCTCGTCGGCCTCCGCGATCACGAAATGGTCGCCGTACTTGACCATCCCCTCGTGGACCTTGCCCTGCTCGGCGTCCATACGGTTGCGCTCCCAGAGGCCCCGCGCGTAGCTCGCCCAGTCACTGTCGCGACACCCGAAGCCGGTGACCATCAACCGCGCAGCGTGAGTGTCGACGATCGTCTCACAGAAGTTCTCGCAGTACGGAAGCCCCGACGCCTGGAGGTACTCCTTCTCGCGGGTGGTGAGCTGGACCCGGTGGTCGCCCTCGTAGTAGTCGTCGGCGACCTTGTAGCCCTTGAGCCGAGGGGTCCCCATGTCGGCCGCTTCCTCGAGCCACTTCTGCTCGTCGCGGACCGCCTTCCTCAGGGCCTTCGCGCGCGCCCATGCCTCAGCGAACACCTAGCGTCCCCGCCTCGGGCCGCCACGACCCTCGCCACGCTCGCGGTCGCGATGATGCTCGCCACGAAGGGTGATATCCCCTCGCCTCACGACGTACTCCGAACCCGGCGGCTCGCGCTGATCGTGCTGGACGACGTCGCGAGACGGGCCGTTGCCGGCGTCCTCAGCGATGGCGTCACCGCGAGCCTCCCAAGAGATGACGGCCGCCGCGGCCGCGTCGATCTTGCGGGGCGAGTCGGGCCGGTCCTTCGCGATGGTGTGCAGCCAGACGTTCGGGTTGGTGTCGTCACGAACGTTCACCTTCTTCCTGACCGCGTTGTGGATGTGCTCGGTGAACTTCTCGTCGCCATCGTGGGAGACAGCTCCGGCGGTGATGGCGCTCGAGTAGTTCTGGACGGCGACGGCGGTCTGTCGGGGGCGGTACATCTCGAATGGCTGGATGCGCTTCTCGCCCCACCGGCCCTGCCACTTCTCGACGAGGTACTCGATGTTGCCGGTGGCCGAACCGGGGTCGATGTAGGCGCGCCAGACCTCGTAGCGGTCGAAGGCGTCTACCATCGCGCCGTCAACCAGGTCGAGCGGGTGCTCGTAGTCCTCGGCGGCGTTGGTGGGGCGTTCCCAGATCCCGATGACAAACTGGTGGCCGCTGGCTATCTCGGTAGCGACGATTGCGAGCGAGTCGACGAACCGGGCGCCATCGACGCCGATCACGATCAGCGCCTTCGGCGGCACGACATAGTCGCCCTTGAGTGCCTTCGCCCAAGCGGACTGGTTGAACGCCCGCGCCTCCTTGGCCTCCTTGCGGTTGAGGAAGTACCGCTCGGCCTGCGCCGGGTCGCGCTTGAGCAGCGCGCGGATCTCGGCGTCGATGCGGTCGAGGTTGATCCACGGCTTGACACCGCGCTTGACCCCGTCGCGCGTACCCGTAAACGAGTCGCCGTAGACGAGTTTGAGCGCTCGGCGCCGCTCACCCTTGTTGCGTATCGAGAGACTGTCGGGCGGGGTGACGTCGTCGTGGTAGACGCCGTCCCGCTCGTTCTCGGCGGTCCATTGGGCGACGGAGTTCTCGGTTGGGTCCCAAGCGTTTCCGGTGGCGAGCCATCGGCCGTTCATGCCGGCGATGTTGCGTCGCTGGTTGTCAGCGGTGTCCCGGAGCGCCTGCGTGGTCCACGACTGGACCTCGTCCTGGAGCAGGAAGACGATCGGGGCACCGAGTCGCGACCGGGCCGAGGAGGTGGTCGGCGTGATCTCGCCGCCGCTCGGCAACTTGATCCGCGTCTCGCCCACAGCCTTCGCGCCGGGACCGGCGTCGTCGACAACCTCGCCGAGCTTGCCAAGACGGATCATCGGCAGCAGCGCCTTCCAAACGTTGTCGGCCTGCTTCTCCGACGAGGCGGTGACCTGAATGTTCGGAGTACGCCACGCCTTGCCAACGGGCTCACCGTCTTCGTCCCAGTGCGAGAACCGCACCGGGCCGGCGGCGTGCGCGCAGATCAGCGCCGCGGCGAACGGCCCTTTGCCCCATTTCTGGGGCCGTATGAGCTGGCCACCGCGGACGTAGTGGAACTCGCCGGTCTTTGGGTTGAGCCGGAAGAACTCGAGCAGGAACCGGAGCATCTCGTCGGTGAGCAGATACGGCTCGCCGACACGGTCGCCGTCCGGGATGGCGCAACGCGCCTCGATCCAGTCGGCTGCCTGGTAGCCCAAAGTCGGGTACTCGCCGGGGAGTCGCGGACCACGCCAGCCCGTCGTCGGGGCGCTAGCTGGCGGCGGCGTCACTGCTGACCGCCTTCAAATGGCGGACCTTTGCCGGCGCGCCTGTTGGTTGCTCCGCTTCCTCGTCCTTCTCGACGATCGTCCAGCGGAGCTCGGCAAGCGCCTTCGGGTCGAGGCCGAAGCGGCGGTCGAGCTCGCGCATCTCCTTCTCGACCGCGAGCCGCCCGCTCGCCGACCGCTTGAGCGTCTGGAGCGCGTACTCGACCCGCTTGATCGCCTCCTCGTCGGCGCCACCCAAGAGGTCAGTCAGATCTAGCTCGTCGTCGAGTCCGAGCGCCTCGAGATCGTCCTCAAGCCCAGCCCGACGGGCGAGCGTGTAAACCGCGCCATCATCCCAAGCCGCCGCCTGCGGAAGCGTCCATGCCCACTCCCACCATCGCGACCCGCAACGGCCGAGTTCATAGGGCGGCTCGGGCACGTCGCCGTCGTAGCCACCGGCCGGGAGCTTGGTCGTCGGGATCGTGGGCTTGTTTCGCCGGACGGCATCCGGGTTGGGTAGCGGCCCGCGGCTCACGCTGGCGCCCCTGCGGATATGCCTTCTGAGTCAGGCGTCGCGCACAGCCGATCCGCAGTATGCCCCACGGCAGAGAGCGGATGTGCTAGCAGCGGATATGCGGGCTGAGGGGGCGCCGGAACCCGTACACATCTTTTCTCGCCCCCTCGCGCGGTCCCCACGACCCACATTCCAAAGGGTCCCCCCCGTATATGTGCTATGCAGCGTATGTGCTGCCCTGCCCCGCGGATCGTCGTTGCATATCGTCTAGGTTGCATATCGTCTGCCTCCTGGCGCTTGCCAGCCGGCGCCTTGGCCGGGTCGTCAGGTGATGAAGCCGTGCGTCCTGCCCGTCTCGGCGCTATGACAGGAGTGGCAGAGCCCTTCGAAGTTGGTCCAGTCGAAGCCGCGTGGGCCGAGCGGGCCGAGTCCGTCTACGTGGTGAACGTCGGTCGCTGGTGCTGAGCAGCGCTCACAGTCCGGGAAGCGCTCGAGGTAGTCGGCGCGCTCTCGCTCCCATTCGGCGTCGTAGCCGCGCTGACGGGCACTAGGGCGGGCCGAGTCCGTCGCGGCCCTGAGCTCTCGCAGATGCCGCTCGCACCGCCGCGAGCGATGCTGGGTCAATGTGGGGCAGCCGGGCTCTGAACAGACGCGCCAACGAGACGGCATAGGCTAGGCTCACCGCCTTACTGGTCCAACTTCATCGGGAGGCGAAGAGGCATGGGTGTTTGGGGGAAGCTGTTCGGGCTGCCGTCGCAAGCCACGAGCCTTGAGGGGCGCATGGTGTACGGCGACGAGTTCGTGGCCGTGGTGGGCGAGTCGAGCTACC